AAAGTTTCATATGGGTTACCGTCTTTGCGTTCACCTAGCTCTACAAATGCAATATGGTCTAGTGTGTATCGTTCTTGGTTTGTATATGTAAACTTTCGATATAGATCAAAGAAATCTAACGCAGCAACACCATAGATATTATATACCTGATGTTTACGCCCCATCTGATAAACTTCACGTTCATGAACCTTACCCCAAGGAGATAGTTTATTTACCATATCACTACCAAGAATTTTTGTAATTCTATTGCATAGATATGGAATATCAAAAAACTCTGTATTCCATCCAGTGATAACATCTGGTTGAATCATAGACCAAGTGTCTAAGAATTTAAATAGCAAGTCTGCTTCATCTTTGCATATTCTATAGTCCACATCATCACGATGGTTTTGGAACTCATGAAGACCCCAAACAATAATCTTCTTGTTCTGGTGGTTCTTTAGAGTGATTGACAACATAGGTTCAGCCGCATCCTTTGGATTTGGGAAACCATTCTCGCACTCCACCTCAATATCAATAGTTACAATACAAATTTGGTCTTTATCCCAAGGAACATCATCACGAAAATTATCACCAATCCAGCAATAATTATACTGAGTGTTACCAAACACAAGACCTTGTTTTTTGTGGAGATTATACCAATCCTTTGCCTCTGATATAGAGTCAAATTTATTTGGTTTAACGTGCTTACCGTCTAGAGTTGTATATCCTGTTGGTTGTGAAACTAAATCAAAAAGAGTTGGTTGATAACGAACCTTCTTATTGACACGTTGGCCATTCTCTACTCCTCTAACGAGAAGTTGATTGCCCCATTGAATTACATTTGTGTAAAAGTCCATTATCAGAGTATACTACATCCATAGTTATTTGTCAAGCGCTTTATTCTATACTATCTGTTTTATCACTTCTTTTTGACCAATCAGATAAGACGAATTTTCTATTTGGATTTACAGTAACTTTAAATCTTGTCAGTAAATCTCTATTGATAAGAAATGTACTTGCAGCATCTTCTGTTTGAAGTCCAATAGGAACATCCGTATAAATCATATTATTAAATTTAATTTTAAGATGTACTATGGGACGCTCAGCAATCTTACCAATATGAGTTGGTTTTGAAACACCTAATACCTTACTAGTAAATTTCTTTCCATCTCTTTCCCACTTGACAGTCTTACCATCAATATCCATCTTATCAACAATAAGCATTGATGCCTTAGTGCCGTTACCAGTATCAAGTTTGGCTCGTATTGGTCCATATCCTTCAATTTCTACTGTTTCATGATAACCCGATTCTTGATTAAATGCATACCTTCTGTGTTTAGAATTTTGCAAATACTCAATCATCAATCTTACAATATCTTTTTCTTTTGTAGGTTCTTGTGGAACCGTAGTCATATCGTAGTTTTGAAACTTTGATCCCATACCAGGCGAACCATTACATTCTAATACATAAATCTCGTTTTTTACAATCGCATGGTCAACACCAACCATATATGCACCAGTTGCCCTTGCAGCTGCAAGAACTTCTGATTTCTCTTCTTTACTCAAGGTATAAGGTTCTGTCTCTGCGCCCATATGACGATTGGAACGAAAATCTTTCTTTGGTTTAATTCTCTTAGTTGATGCAACAATGCGGCCGTTTAGAACAATAGTCCTAACGTCAAACTCTATTTTTAAAAATTCTTGAATGATAAGAGGCGCATTAAATTTCCACAATGATTGAATAACACTCATCATGGATTCCATGCTATCAACCTTAGAAACACCAATACCCTGTGTTCCCGTCAAAGTTTTGATGATGACAGGAAACTTACCGCCAATACGGTCATGAGCATCAATGATACTCTTTTCATTATTAACTAATGATGTACGAGGAGTCTGAATATTATTTCGTTCAAACGATGTATATGATGACATTTTATTATCACATGTCAACATTCCATCACGGTCATTAATCATCATACAACCAGCATTTTGTAATGTACCTAGTAACGCAAGGCCAATCTCATCTTGTAGAACACCAGCTCTCACAAACACTACAGTTGATGCAGTATCAACTTTAATATCTTTTTCTTCACCATCATAATTCTTGATGGCAACCGTACCCTTTTCAATATCATTATCAGAAATCCAAGCTTCAGTAGTAACTACCCTATAACACGGCAAACTCAACTCAGCACACGCCTTCAGTAACATACCAGTAACAATCTCTGGTTTTTTTGCTTTTGAGTTGGTTAATATAAGAACTGTTATCTTATCTAGTGCAACTTCCTCAGTGATAAATGACTTGAACTTTTGCAAACTAGGCTTCCCGTTTCTTACCAATATTATATTTAGTTTCTAGTGACCACTCAGATTTTTCTTTGAATGATATAACCTTAATTTGACTAAGAGGAGCAACTTCTCCTAACTGACCAACAATATTGATAAGGCCCCAATCATTTAATAAATTTACAATAGTATTTCTTCTTGCAATATCATTCTCAGATAGATTTGTTGATTTTCCATCTAGAGCAAACAACTCCTTAAAATGCACAATAAAATATCTACCTTGTTTATGTAGTATATGACAAGATTGATATAGTATTTTTTCTTTTCGTGAAGCAACTCCAATTCGTGATAGTGTCTCTCTAACTTTCAGAAAGTCATCGGGCGTTTTTAAAGCAACCTCTAACATGTCTTCCTGTTTCCAATTAACTTCTTCCATTTTTTCCACCTTTATTTGTTCTTTGTTTTATAGCGGAAATTTGTTCATCATCTAGTATATCAAGAGCGGCTTTTGCCTTTTCATTATTATACCCATAGAACTCTTTAACATACTCTAGATTCTCTAATTTCGTCGCCTTCGCCCAAGGACTATAACGTTTCCTTGCTCTAAGACTATTTAGGAAAAAGTCAAACTGTAACTTTTTATCTATGTTTGGTAGTTGGTTCATTTCATTAACAATAAATATTGTATCTTGGAATGGCATAAGACATTTATTCACAACGAAAGGCGGGTATTTCTTTTCCCAAGTTTCATCCTCAGAATCCATCAGAGGTTCTTTGGTGTTATTTATAGCATTAAGATAGTCTTTCAATTCATACATTAATCAGCAAATCCTTCACCCTTACAGAAGTGAGATAGTCGGTGGCTAAATACTAACCACCACAACTCAACCCAATTGTCTGCTGTATACGTTCCATTTTTAACTTTCAATTCATACATCAATTTTAACTTTCATTACGATTCCATAAATCACCATAAGCTTCATCCAAACCCATTTCTTGAGATGTGCGGTTATTCATTTCTACCTGATTTGCACTATTAAGAAGAGTTAAATCTTCTCGTAATTGGCCATCTGACAATTCACCAATATAAAATGTTCTAGGTCTATCTAGAATAGAAAACTCATACACCAATCTCTCTGATTTAGAACCAATCAATTCCCGAATCATATTACGATCTTCTGTGGTTTTATGCTCAAATGACATTGTTCCATAGATTGAATGAAATAATCCAGCATCACAAATATATTTTGGAGCTTCATTAGCAACAAGAATATCATGAACAGCAACAAGGTGTTGTATCAAAGTTCCACCACTATGATGAACTTCCCCGCAACCCATTTCAATAAGATATTTAACTTTTGTAGTAATCGAGTCTGTCACTATTTGCCTCTGTGGTAAAACATTTAAATACAATGCAACTTCTTAATTTAAAAACATTCTTTGATACAGGCATTGCTTGATGCAATCTTTTTGCCGGAAAAACAATCAACCTGTTTCCTGTGTATGCAACGTGTTTTTCAATCTTATCTGGTTTCTCTTTCTTTTCTTGATTATGTTCAGTCCAAATACTTGTCCCGCCACCCCAATCTTTTCTCCATTCTAACAATGGATAATATATCATAGTGAAATCACCATCATCAGTATGGGGCCGAGGTTCAATTCCATATGTATGTGCATTAAAATAAATTCTACGAAAAGTATCTATACCATATTTTTCTTTAAATTTAATTTTATACATCAAATGATTCCACATCGGGATTAACCACTCAAATCCATTATTTATAACATCTTGTTCTGACTGACCAGCTGGGCGATGCCAGTGATATATCTCATGTTTTTTATCAGACCTATGATAATACTGCCATAAAAATTCTTTATCTGACATAATATCATTAACAAATTGTGCATCATGTGAAGACATAACATTGTCATAAACATGTACCTTAGATTTATTTAGAATTGTATCAACCATTATAAAAATCTAACCTCTCATTATTACCACCATTTGCAATTAATTTATATGTAATAGTATAACGCATATCATGACAAATTCTTGCAACTGCTTCAGCTTTATGCCAGTGCCAGGCATCAAATAGAACCACCCTATTTCCTTTGTTAGTGACATGTTCCAACACTTCTAGTTCTTCAATTCTATCAACAGTTTCAATATCCTTATCCCAAATAGTTGTACCGCCACCCCAGTTCCATTGATCCCAATTTAAAATAGGATAATATAATAGAGTCATATTACCACTATTTACATCAGAATGAAGATGGGGTTCTTGACCATGTGAGTGAACGTTTATATAAGCATCACTATATTCATCAACTTGAAACTTTTCTTTGAGTTTCAATTTACTATATAAACCATTCCACAATTCATCTACCCATGATAAACCTAAACTATCCAAAGATTTCTTATTAGAACCATGTTCAGTAATCCAGTGACGATTAGGCCCCTGTTGTTCTTCCCATTCCCCAAGTTTAAGTCCCTTCGGTAATTCAAAGGGGTAGTAATTACTTGGAGCATTGTTCCTTTTATTTTTAATAGAATGAGTACTATGTGCAGTAGGTTTATACTGGCCATTTTTTACTAACCCCTCTACCTTTGTTGCGTCATCTATAGACAACACATCATCAAATATATACACACTCATTTAAATTTTGCCCTTGCCATTATCTCTGTTAGACAAGCAAGAGTGTTGATTTCTTGATCTGCGACAAACGCTGACTTATACTGGTACTCGCCCAATATAA